TATTTATAACCACCTACACCTTTTTTAGCGCCATTCAAGAACGCCTTATCGTCAGCAGGAACAGTAACAAATGTTGTCTTAACACTCAGTTTACCATTAGATACAGCAGTTGCTGCGACCATATCATCTCCATAATCTTCCTCGGTATCTTGTGGACGGTCTACTTCAATTTCTTTTAAGAAACGAATACGTGTGCCAGCTCCAGTTTCCCATTCATTTTCTGTATCTTTTAAAATAGGTGCATAATAAAAGTTTGATACCCCAATTGCGATACCCGAAACTCCTGTATCTGCAAAATGTTGTAAGTTTAATTTTAAAAATCTTGGTGCTTGTTTCAATTTTTCAATCATTTAATTTTCCTCCAATTTCATTGATAAAATCGAGCCTTTTGCTCTTATAATATGTCTGAATGACATGACGTCACTCTCGTATAACGGTTCTCTGTAATAACATTGAAAATTTATCACTTTGAGTAACTCAACAATTTTTTCTGCTTGCTCGTTCGGTTCATCTTGAGACCACCAAACATCAATTTGGTAATGGTATTCTCTTGAAATCTCGTTATCATCAGCGTATGTGTCAGGATTGAACGGTAAGGGATATATACGAATAATAGGCTTGTCAGTTTTTTCGTGAAAATGGTCATCTATAGTGTAGTTAAACACATTCACTTCATCTGTAATGTTATTTGCAATAATAGCGTTTCTAATTATTTTGGTAACATTAATCATTTTTGCAACCTCTTAGCAGTATCAAGCATTGTTTTTAAAACTTTGTTTTTCCCTTGCTTTTCTGTTTTTGTTATAAACAATTGTGGTTTTTGGTACATTGTTCCAAATTCTGTTGCATGAATACGGTGTGAGACGCCTTTAGCGTAACCAATTGTAACGATTTTCTCACTTGTGTGTCTGTCTGTTTTCACATTAGAAACAGCTATGTGATCGCGAGCATGCTTTTTAGTATTCGCAAAAGGTGTATTACTTTTTAAAAGCGGGACTAATGACATAGCCCCAGCTTTGACAATTACATTACTATTTAAATTCATTTTTAAAACTGCATTTTTCAAACCTTGTTCAATGTTATTACTTTCAATTCTTGCCCCCATTAAATGACCACCTCGCCATAGATACGCAAATAAGATTTATCTTGATAATCTGGCTTTACATATTTGATGTTAAACCTTTGCCCTTCATGCAAGACGTAATGCTTATTTGTTGGTTTATAATCACCTCGTGTATCTCTGATAATAATAGTTTTAATGAATTTGCTACCTGTATTGAGATTCGTTTGAGTGTCGGATTCTTTAGATTCTTGAATGCAAGCGAAACAAGAGTATAATATTTTCGTCTTCGGTTTCATCGGATTTCCGTTCACTCTCTCGCTTACATCTTCACAAAAATCTATGCGTTCATTTAATTTATTGGAATTAAATTTCATCATTTTCACTCTCCAAAAATTGCTCAAATGAACCTCTCAACTTATGCACAGTACTCAAAACCATATGAGGCGCAAGCGATAAATCCCTATCCAAATAAGCAATACGGTTTTCAAAATAGTAACTTGCTAAAGGGTATATAGCACGAGCAAATAGAGGATGACTTTTAAACCAATCAATATATTTACTTGGTTCATCCGTAACAGCGCTAGCTATTTCATGGAATGCCCAAGAGTAATATATTCCTAATAAGTCGTCCTCTGAATTGTGATCTATTTTGCAATGCTTTTTTAATAACTTAAGTTCCTCAGCTGTTAATTGCATTCAATCACCTATTCTTCTTTCACTCTTTCAAGTATTACTCCATGCTCTTTCAGCTTTTTGTTAACATATTCAGCACGTTTTACTGTCATTTCAACACGTTTACCTGACTTTAAATACTGGCCTTTTTCCAAGTCAGTATAAGATTTCTTCACTTCATACATTGCCATAGTTTATCACCTCTTTATAAAGTATCGAGCGCTTATTATGCTTCTAAGCCAAGATCGCCTTCACCGCGTTCACTATCATCATATTCAATCACAATTGCTGATTTATAATCTAGAATTCTACAGTCTTGACGTACAGCAATCATTAAACATTCTCCGAAATGCATGTAGTCAGTCCATGATGCTTGGTATTGAGAGCGGTCAAATAAAACAATCGCATCTTTTAAGTTACCGATAATCAAAGTGTTATTACCTTTTTGCCCTAGTACTTCATCAGGTAAAATTTCGATTTTAGCTCCTAATAAACGCTGTTGCGTTTTTTCTTTAACATCTGGCTGGATTAAATAGTTTCCTAGCTTATCTTTCATTTTGTCTAATTTTGCAAACATAGTTTGCGAAACAATCGCAACATTATGTTCGTAATTCGGCTTAACATTCAGGTTAATAGCATCTTTAATATCATCTAAAGATTTTGCTTTTTTAACTTCTAATTTCTTGCCTTCTTTTTCAAAACCTGAACTTGTAGAACCCGTTGATCCTTTAGTGATAACATCAATAATTGCTTTGTTTCGTGTTGCTGCAATAGTTCGCGCCATCCATAGTTTCAATTCTTGCAAAACATTCACTTTTGCATCTTCGATTGCTTCACGTGAAATTCGGAAGTAACCACGGTGTGTATTAATGTCATATGCTAATTGGAAGAATGGTTTAACTGCTAATTCAGGGTTTTCTTCTAATTCTTCAACTTTTTCAAGGGCTGCAACTTCTGATTGTCGTACTACCGGATATTTACCAGAACCATTTGTAACACGTTTGACCGTCACATACTTATCAAGATTAAACTCAACCTCTTTTAATTTTAAAATATCTGTAACAATTTCCTCTGGAATAACTACAAATCCTGAGTCTGTTTTTAACGAACCACCTTGAATATCATTGCGTGTTTCAAGGTATTCAGTAAAATCTCTAACTTCTTGTGATGTTACCTTTGTGTTTTGAATCGAAATACCTAAATCATTAATGTTTGCTTGGTTTCGATAAGTACGTGCTTCGTTTAATTCAACTGTTTGTGGATTGTTTTCTGAAGTTCCATCTTTTTCTTTTAGCTTATCTAATTCTTCTTGTTTTTCTTGGATTTGAGAACGTAAATCAGTAATTTCTTGTTCTAATTTTTCTGCTTTTTCTAACTCATCGTTATTAAGTGCTCGCGTTGCATACTTCACCTTTAAATCAATTTGTCTTTTAATGTCTGAAATCTCAGATTGTAACTTTTCTTTTGTTTTCATTTAATTTCCTCCTAAAATTGGCATAAAAAAATAGACATCGCTATATTCAGCATGTCCAATGGCTGTATTTGATAATGGTGTTCAACTTCACCAAATATTATTTAATATAGAGTGTTTCTTTAGTCTTATTTCTAATTCTTTTTTACGTTGTTCTTTTTTAACGGTTTCAATACTACGTAATGCTGGTTTAACATCAGTGTCTTTATAAGCCGGATAAGTCACTACAGAAACATCTGTAAGTTCACGAATTGCTGTTAAAGTACGTTTGTAAATGTTTTCTTGTTCATCAAAACGCACTTCATCGCCTTTATCATCAAGCATAAAACCAAACGAACATTGATTGATGTTGCCTACACGCATGTTCTCATATAAATCACGTGCAAATGTTGTGTTTGGTAACTTACAACGATATTTAAGTCCAACATCATCAGTTTCGAGCTCCAAAGTACCCGATTTTGTCCTACCAATTATTTGCGATGGGATATGATCTACTAAACAACGCACATCAGATAAATCAGTGTTTTCTAAAGCGCGACGTGAAATCGTTTCTTTGAATCCACCAAGATTTTCAGACCAAGTATCAAACTTTAACGCATACCCCTCTATGACCATTTCGTTGTCATCATTTGAGCGTACCTCAATAATGTTGCCAACTCTCGTTTCCTTACTCATTTTCCTCACCACCTTTCAATTTTTTATCAGTAGCTCTCGATTTATTCATCTGATACTCATCTACAAGTTCAATATTCACATGGTTTAAATCGACTCTGTGAATACTACCATTACCGCCTGGTATTGGCGCTAATCCATCACGTTGTCTAATTTCATCAATATTCATCTTTCCAGAATCAATGTTAATTTTGTCAATTTCAGCTTGTGTTTTCTCATCAACAACTCGTATTTCAGTGGTATCAAATTTAAATTCACGATTCACATGTTCATCATTAAACTTAAAATTCAATTCTGCACAAACGCATGTAATATAAGGTTTTAAAGTTGATAAGTAATCTAAATTAGCATCCGTGATACTCATGTTCGCTGTTTCTATGCCGAACTTATGCAATGGAATACCAAATACACCTGCTATTTCTCTTGTTGATGATTTGTTTTCTCTGATAAGCTTTAAAACTTCTGTATCAACTTCTAATTGATCAAACGTCATTGATTCATCGAGTACGACAACTTTCCCCGCTTGTTTAGTTCCACTAAAACTTTTGTGAAATTCTTCTCTGGCACGGTCTCTTGCTTTTTTATTATCTAATACACCTTTCATTTTCAAAATACCACCAGCATGTGTGCCATTTCGCAAGAAATTGTTAAGGAAATCTTTTCCATTGTTATCTGATTCTATCGTGCGACTTAATGTGTCTAACAGTGACAAACCATTTATACCATCCAACGAATAAAATTTGATGTCTAACATATCCTCAAACTTAACATGACGCTCTATATTATTTCCGTTACTGTCTATCCTTTGATGAAAATAATACAGTCGACCTCTTGCGTCTGATTTCAATTCTATTTCGGATGTCTTTCTGAACGTTAAATTCATAGGTTCTCCTGTTTTATCACGTGTAATTTCAATATAGCCGTGCGATGTTAGTAAGGCACTAACAAACACTACTAATTTGAATATATAGCCGTTATACATTGGGTTAGGACGTGTATTTAACAAATTAACAATCCTGTCACTATAATTAATTTGACCGTTCACTGTCACCCTAATTGGCATGCGCGCCAAATCAGAAGCAATCATCATAACTGCAGTAAAGATGTCGCTATGCCTAATTGCTTCTATATCTTTATATTGTCGTAATTTTGTTCCTTGAAAACCTGGCAAAGTTTGAACCATCATTTGCAAATCATCTTCGTTGTATTGCAAGTCTCGTTTTTCATTTTTATAAAAAATTCCCACAATTACTAACTCCTTTCTTGATTGCTTTCATGATTTAAAATCAACGAAATAACAATCAGTGTTATACCAGTGCATAAAAGCCCTATATTTTGACCGAATGCTTTATACACAGAAACGTTAACCACAAACAAACCTAATAAAAAAAGGATGCTAACCAAATTAGCAACCAAGAAATTAAAAAAGACATTTATTTTATTCAAGTCCATTTTGTCACCACCTTTAAAATCCGAATTCTTCGCTTTCATATTTCTCCGTCCAATTTTCTTGGAATTCGTGCATTCTAGCCTCAGTGAAAGCTGTGATAATCGAAATAATCGGATCTATTTTTTGACGATTCATTTTTTTATTTATTTTCACATTGTCTTCTCCGTCACGAATCAAAACGGCATTATTAACTGACATTGTAAGTAACATATTATCGTTATGCTGTATTCTTTCATCTGCAACCCACATTCTAAATTCTTTAATAGATTGTGATAACGCCTTAAAACTTTGTCCCACTTCAATAAGTGGCCAATCTAAAGCCATTGATTCGATTGTTGTTATAAAACTTTGCGCATTCCAAGGGTCATAGCAAACAGCCTGTACATTCAGGTCATGCGTCGTTATAAATTTCACTATAAAATCGATAACTTGTTTATAATCAATCATGCCGCTATCTGATTGTGTAGTCTCAGCTTCGCCACGTTCAATCGCTAATTCATAATTTATTTTGTCTCTCTTAGATTTTTGTTCTAAGTTTGTTCTTAATCCAATGAAAGAATGACTATGTAAAAACACTTTTTTATCGTCGTTAGGGAAAATAAACCCTACAGATGTTAAGTCATCCAATCTCGATAAGTCGACACCTATATACACATCTTTACCATTGATATTAGGCATAGGCGTTATTACTTGTTCCCAATCTGAAATATCTAGCAAGCTATCTTCTCTTTGCGCTTGCCATAAATTGAAGTTTTTAATCAAAATCTTATGATATGATGTCCCTTTTTCTAATTCGTCTTGTATATCAGCTTTTACATTTTGAAGTATAGTTTTTCTATGTTCTTTTGATTCTAAAAGCGGCATTGCTTTAATCCACTTTGTTTCATCTTGAACTTCTTCTTGTGAATCCATTTCAGCACAATATACAAAGTAATTATCAGCTCTTACTTCTTCATTTAAAATACGTTTAATATACTTATACTCTTGGTACATTTGACTATTTAAATTGTCTCCGGCCGTTGAAACAAGTAGGGTTAAAGGATTTTTTGTAATGTCATACCTGTTTTAAACCTTGAGTACATCTCATCATCAGGCATACTTGCCAATTCGTCCAAAATAGCAACTGTAGGATCTTTACCATCAACCGCATCTGGGTTATTGGAAAGAGGTGCAAACACTGAACTACTTAATACATCTTCAATGTCTGTCTTTCTTACGTCTGTTTTTTCACGGATAAACTTGCTTTTACTTCGCATTAGGTTTACTTGTTGGCTTGCCATCTTGAATATTGTTTGCGCTTGCTTATAAGTAGATGAAGCTACATAAATTTGTCTATTAAATTTAGGGTATTGTCCAAACAACAGTTCATTAACGGACATTCCCGATACGATTAGAGACTTACCTTGTTTTCTAGCCATACTTATATAAGCTTTAGTAAACATTCTGTATTGACCTCTACGCCAGCCGTATAAGCTCCCAACAATGAATTTCTGAAACTCCATAAGAGGCATGGGCTGGTTTGTTTTAGGGTCTGGAAGCATTTCCACAAATTTAATTGCTTTGTTAGACAAATGATTATCCCAATGGCAACCATTCGGCGGGTTCTCCATAAAAGATAGGTGACGTTTACATACTTGAATATTCTTCAAACTTGCCAAAATTTCTCCTGAAACTACCTTTTTTGCGTATTTAGTAACATAATCAGTCATTACTAATCACTCACAAATTCCATATATGGATCATCATCTTCTTTTTCATCAGGAACCATAATACGCAATCGGCTATCAATAGTTAATCCTAAAGTATTAGCTGTTTGTTGCAATCGAATACCCGCTTTTTCCTTTATGTTGAACGCCGGATTAACCTTTTGATTTCCTTTGTCGTCTTCTAAAATCAAGTCTTCGCGCTCTAAAATCAAACTTGCTTTAACAAAGTCACTATAAAAACTACAATATTGTGCTAATTGTGCTTTATCTAAGTTGGAAATTGGCAATTCTTGCATGTGCGGTAATATTCTTAAGTATTCTTGTTTCGCTATTTCATCTAAAAAGTGAGGTGGTTCAGTATCGATTTTAGAAAATTTATTTAATTGAGCTTCTTGACGCTCTTTTTCAATAATTTCTTCTTTTGTATAATTCTTGTTCGAATTTGACAAAAGCTTCTTAGGTCTACCCGCCATAAATTAGCACCTCCTACTAAAAAACTTAAATAAAGGGAATTTTTTGAGAAGAAAACTCTGCTCCGTTCTCCAGAACCTTTCATTGACGCCCGTTTCATCTTTGGGGGACTTCCTATTTTTATCTTTTTTAATATTTCTTCAAATCTTCTTTTGTCTTTTGGTTATGGCAAGCATCACACAAAGGCTGTAAATTACTTTTGTCTAATCTTCTTGCCCAATCAATTTTTGTTGGTACAATATGGTCAACCATAGTCGCTTGATTGCCACAAGAAACACAAATAAAATCATGTTCTAACAATACAATTCGACGCATGTTTTGCCACGTTTTCGATTTATAAAATCTTAAATACTCTGGATCGTTTCGACGTCTCAAATCATTGTAATTTTCATTTGCATATTGCTTGTGTTTATCACAATAACTTTCATTATGATTAATCAATACATTACATGTTGGATGACCACATCGCTTCATAATAGACAATGCACATCACTCCTTGTCGACTTTCTTAACATCTTGCACAGTTACTTGTCTATCATCTTTATCATTGCTAATTAACAATAAGTTTCCTATCGATCCATCAACAAGATATTTACTACCTTGAAACAATACTTTGTCCCCTTGTTTTATACCATTGTCTAAATTGATAGTCTGATTAGGTTTATTCATCAAGATAGTGTTAACACTATGACCAGCTATCTCATCCAAGTTAATACCTAACACGTTAGTAAGATTAGCTATATTCCACAATGCTTCGCTAAGTTCATTTATCATAATTCCTTTATCTATCGGTACATTACAAAACATATGCTGTTTAATTAGATCTGTAACATTGCCTGTAGATTGAGTTAAACCTAAGCCGTAACAAGTAATAGATTCATTTAAATTCAATTCATCATTGTGTGTACGTGTAGCTATCTCTTGGTACTTTGATATCTCCATTCTCCACCTCTTGTTTATAAAAATAAAAACCCTCACTTAATGTGAGAGTTCAAAATAAATATAAATGTTTTGCTACATAGCAATTATAATAAAAAACAATATGTAGCATCAAAATTAGTCCGATGTGTACGATTTGTACGATGTGTCCGAACTGTCCGATGTGTACGATGTGTCGGTTTCTTGTTGCAAGTTATAAAGTATATTTACTATATCTTTTACTCTAGAATAAAAATTGTCTCTGCCTATATCAAGAATACTCATAATCCTATTATGGCTTTCTCGTTGTTTTAACATTTGTAAAATATGATAATCTTTTTCATTCGTGATGTATTCTTCGTATTCATCAATGAACGCTATCTTATTAATCAAGTAATCGTACTTTCTAAGCGCTTTGTTTTTGTTTATAACTTTCACTAACACTTTATTGCTAGTCGTGCCTTTAGCTTTTGGCATCGCAGATTGATAACCGTATTGTGCAATTGATGTACTTTCGTTATCGTAGACTTTACTGTCTATTATATTTTTCATCCACTTGTAGTTATCTATCATTTCACGTATTTCTTTCCTGTTATACATGCAATACCTCCGATAATATAAATTACTTTTTAATATCGTTATTCATTCGCTTCAATTCAATCCTGTATTCTTCTAACCCGTTGTATCCTTTAGTTTTAACTACTTCATCAAGTAGATAATCATTCATATATCTGAGTGCTTGTATCTCTCTTGCACGATCACTATTAATACTGATACAAACTAATAGCAATATAGCAAATACAATAGTCATAGTAATCCACATCATTTAAATCTCCTCTTGTTTAAATTAATAATAATTCTTTCTTTTATCGAAGTTCTGTTTATTTTAAACTTTTGACTAAACTGTTCTTCAAATTTATCAAGATAAAGATTATAATCGTTTATTTTTCGTCGGTACTCTGAAGTGATAAAACTATCAATATGATTATAAGCTCTATTTTCATTCATTTTATTAATTATATTTTTTAAATAAGATATATCTTTTTGATATTCATTTATAATAGCAATTGTTTCCATAACAAAAGAAGGATTAAAAAAAATCTGATTTGTACTAAATTCATTGTTGAAACTCATCTTAAAATCTTCCATTGCCTTAACTCTATTTGATAAATTAATCATTTGTCTAAATCCAATAACATTTTCATACGCTTTTTTACTTTGCTTATCTAAATTATTAAAGACTTCAATATCAAAAAAATCTAAAAATTCATGCTGTTCTGTTGGAATAATATAAGCTCCAATCATCTTTTTAGCCTTTTTAAAACAATCTAAATATATCGGATATATTTGTTCTAAATTGATTTTTTTACGTTGTAAGTTAGAATCTGTAAAATACCTAAAAATCTCTTTAACTGAATAAAGCACAACACCTCCTGCTAAAGTATATATGCTTCCTATTATTTGCTCGTTCATTTTTATCTACCTCTTTATAATATTTTCTGAAAAGGAATCTATAATTTTATACATACCAAAAATTCCTAATGCATTTATTATCACTCCATCATCAATAATATATATGGATATTAAGAAAGCAAACAGCAAAACGATCAAATCATAAATAAATATTCTCATTATTCACTCACCTCCGCTCGAAAGACGTAATCACTCGGCGCCTCTACATCATCATTAGCCGTCATCATAATATATACTTGCTCAGTTACATACTTACCTAACTCGTACATTGCTAGTAGGAATAATAATCTTAGTATTTGCTTAATCATTTCCCACACTCCCTTATATTTTCAAACAACTGACCCACTTTAATAACTGCACCTCTTTTAACTTGCGCCTCGTACCTCTCTTTCGCTTCTTCTTTACTCTCTGCCTCAACAACTGTAAACCTTTGATTGCTCTTAGCTTTAGTTATGTGTGTATGCTTGCGTCCTGTTGAATCTTTGAATGTTGTGACTAGGTATTGTGTCACTTCCCCAAAACCTCCTTGACTCGATCTAATATGTCTTTACACGTATCCTTTTCCTGCGTCTGCTGTTCCATCTTGTCTTTCATGATTCCTTTTCATTTTCTTTTTGTACGCGTCAATGAGTTGGTCGATAGAATATAAGTTGTAAGCAATATCTAGTGGTATAATAACTGCACTTAAAGGTTCTAAACCAACGTTTGATACATCTGACATAAAGTCCCAAACGGATTGAGATTCATTGTAAAGATACCCATCTTTTCTAAGAGTGCTTAATCCATATTCTAATTTTTCGTTCGTTACCTCTTGTTGATTTGCAATACTCAATCCAAACGCCAACATGTCAGCTAATTCATCTAACTGTACGTCTAACGGCTTACCTGGTTTCTTCTTCCAGTTCTTAAACGTTTCCAATGTATTAAACCATTCAAAGAATTCAACTACATATGCAATCTTGCTATCTCCTAAGTTCAGCGTCGGTATTCTATCGTCGAACTCCTTTTGTATTTGTAATAACTCTTGTAATTGATCTACTGTTAAATTATTCATTTATTCGTTATCTCCTATCGTTTTAATTCCTCAATAAATTTAAGCACTCTATCAATATCAATCTGTTCATTTTCTGACTTGCGTTTATTCAACCAATAATCTAACTCGTACCACCAGTCGTCGTTTAAATACTTTTCTTCTAGCAATGCATCACGTTGGTCGATGATTTCAAGCATTTACTCGTCCTCCAAAAATTCAAAATATCTTTCAATCTCATGCTCGTTAGCAAAGTAATATCTATGCGTCTTATGAGATTTAGGATTAATCCAAATAATGTAAATAGGCATCCTTTGAAATGATAAAAATCAAGTTAATAACACTTCTTCACTAAAAATTTCAAAGAAACCTAATTCTTTTTGAACCTCTTTCACATTATCTTTTGTTACGTATACCGACTTTAAGTTTTTATTTTTGATAACTGGGTGCGGCACCACATTTTTTAATCGTTTCCATTCCACTCACTCGTCCCCCTTAATTAGATAAATTGGTTTAGTAATAAAATCTATAATGCTAATAACTGAATCATCAGACAGTTTATAATGTGTATCTCTAATATCTCCGACCAATTGCACAATCTCTAGACTTTCGTTTGTTTCATGGTTATATACTTTATCTCCTACACTAATACTCATTTTCCTGCTCCTCCTCATATTTATAGACCACTTGCCCCGTCATAATCCCTACTGCTTCATCAAGACCAATATCTTCTTTGAGTGCATCTTGCATAGCATTAGGTAAACCCTCAAGTATTTCATCAAACGCTTGCGCTTTCTTATACACGTCTTCAACCTCTTTTAGTAATCCCTCTGTGTCATTACCGTTATAGGCACTAGCACTGATAATTGATTGTTCAATTTGTTCGCGGTTATTCATCATTTCCATCTCCTCTAAAATAAAGTTAGTTGCTTCTGCTCCTCGTATTCCAAACCATGTTGCTTTATATATGTTTCGAGCTCTTCTGCTGTATCAAATGTCTTTTTCACGCCTTGCCAACCTGGTACGATATGCCCATGAAAGTAATAAGTGCCGTTTACTACATGAATATGTGCCACTCGTTCGTTATCCTGATACAGATATCTCTTAGATCCAAAGAATTGATTTAGGTATTCTTTGCGTGCGTTATCTGTCATGATCTACTTCTTAACTTTCACGAATATGTCGTTTTCCATCAGGTAGCACGCATAACGTCCTCTTGGATGTTTCTGTGGTACATTAAACAAATGTGGCTTCTTTCTTCTTAGCTCAGCCTCTTTCTTTTGCTTTCTTTCCAATTTGCGTTCGAGTCTAGCTTGTTCCAGTCTTTCTATTGTTTTCTTTTCTCTGTACTCGCTTAAACGCGTACCTTCTGGTGCGTCCATTGCTTCATGTAGTTCCCAACCGTCTTTTACTCTCTTAGAAACCATTCCAGCGGTTATACCGTGACTTTCTATTAATTCCATTTCAAATTTACTGAACCTATAAGGTTTATCGTTTATTGTTACAATTCTTGCTTTTCTCGCCATTTTATCCACCTCTTATATTTCTTCTATTCGTATGATTATTTTGGGCTCAATTCCATAACGCTTTGAGCTAGTTATTTCTGTAATTTGGTTATCGTCTTTCCATACATGGCCATTACAAGCATCTAATACCGTTTTAATTAAGTTGTCGATATCCGGCTTAGTCACTTTATACTGCCCAACCATTTCGCTTTTCTTTTTCTTCGACCACGATTTAAGCAATGGAAAGTAAAAGTCTAATTCGATTTTTAGTGCGCGCTCTAGATTTAACTTAGGCATTTGCCCTTGTATATACGCTTTATGCTTTGTGCAAGACGTTGGCATGTAAGTTTGAACAAATCTACCTGTTTTACGAAAGCGTGGACGGGGCGACCCCATCGGCGCATTAAACACTTCATTAAATTTAATTTCTATCTCCATGTAATCCCTCATATATATTCAAATAAGCTTGTTTGGTGTCCTAACTCCATTTGTTCATTATCAATAAGTGTATTTAATTCATAATCGTCTAAATACCAACGACGACCATTAAATTTTGTTTCTTTTATTCCAACAACTAAATGCCGACCATCTTTAAAATGTGGTGTAACTGAAAACATTTTGTTGCCGTCATGATCAAATAGATAGTATTTATCAAATGCATCCATTTTCAATCACTCCCATTTGCTATTTAGACGCTTAATAAAAGCTTCTCTGTCTTTCTCAAGGTTTTTCATCTACTTCCGGCGTTTTCGTTTCTCTCGTGCTGTCTGTGAGCCATTTGGGTGTTTTTTCTTTCGATGGTTTAACATAAGGTTTATTAGTTTGCTTTTTGCTTTCCAGTTGTTGCTTTTCAAATGCACGTACTTGTTCAATAGATTTCAAGTTTGCATTAAGCCATGTATTCAAAATGCTTTTAGCATATCCCCAAGTAACTTTATTTCTGTCTTTAGCGATTTTAAGTGATGCGGTAACTATTTGATCTGAATCATTTTCAAATGAATCAAGATAGTAATTTAAATCGTCTAAATTGTAAGGAGTTATGAAACCGAATCCGTTATCTTGGAAGAAGTCGAAGGCAGCTGCCTTCTTCTTCTCATTATTCACATTCTTTTCATTATTATCTTTATTATCATTATTGTTTGTGTTGGTTTGATGTTGTTTTGATGTTGGATTGATGTTTGACTGATGTTGTTTTGATGTTGGTTTGATGTCGTTTTGATGTTGGTTCCTTCCCTGCTCACTTTGATAAAAGTCATAATTGACAATGGTTATAAGGGTATATTTTGATGTTGTTTTGACTTCTAACATTCCATCACTCTCGAGTAAGTCAAGGAAGGTTTTCACTTTAAATCGTGACCAGTTAAAAAGGTCAGACAAGGTCAAAATCGATGTTAATCTTTGTCCTCTTTCTACGGTTACAATTTGGTTTCCAATAGGCACTTTTGCCTTTGAATGATTCGCTTCCATGAGTAAATATATCCATGCTTCAAACTTTGAAAATGTTCTCTTTTCTTTAAATAGCCAATGATTTTGAATTGAGCGATCAATACTTATCCAACCAGTCATATACACACCTCACTTTCAAACCGGTTAAATTAGAATGGTAAATCATTGTCATCTATTTCAATCGGACCATTTGCATTCGCAAACGGATTATCTTTTACTGGTTTGTTATTTGAATATTGCGATTGTCCACGTGTTTGTTGTACTTGTTGTTGGTATAAATCTTGTTGAGTGTCATTTGAGTTTTTCGGTTCTAAAAATTGAATACTATCAGCAATAACTTCCGTAACATATACACGTTGACCTTCCTTATTTTCATAATTCCGCGTTTGTAACCTACCATCTACGCCCGTCAACGATCCTTTAGATAGGTATTTATTAACGTTCTCTGCTTGTTTTTTAAATACGATGATATTAATAAAGTCTGCCTCGCGCTCTCCTTGTGCATTCGTAAATGTGCGGTTAACTGCTAATGTGAATGATGCTACATTTACACCACTTTGAGTGGTTCTTAATTCTGGGTCTCTAGTTAAACGACCAACTAATATTGTTCTGTTTAGCATTTATAAACCTCCAACATAAACGGGCGCGCCCGTCACTTTTTGTATTTCACTTTTAATGTATTTTGCATTTGAATTTTGACTACTTAAATGAATTAAATGTATTTCTTCGAGTCTAGTTAAATCATTTGCTTTTAACATTCCGATAGCATGTTCTAAGCTAAAATGAGACTCCATAATTCTGTTTGCTAATGTGCTGTGCACACTGCCGTTTTTTATGTTTTCCTGCATTTGTTCATAGATATAATTAACTTCTAACATCATGTGCGTAATGCCGTTAAATTTGTATTTCAGATACTTCGTATCAGTAACATACAGGACCTTATAACCTAATGTGCTTTGTAATAAGAAAGCCACAGGCTCGTTAGCATCATGTTCGATGTCAAACGGTAGAATTGACCATGTGCCTATTCGCAGCTCTTGCTTTGCCTTAATCGTGCATAAGCGATGACTTTCAAAATTCATAGCTTGTTGTGTTCCAGCAGTCATATAGCTGATTACACCATTGTCGACAAACTGCTTTGTGTACTTTGCATGATCACCATGTTCGTGTGTGATAAGACACCCTGCTATATGTCTTGTTTTATATTTGAAATGCTTTTGAACACGTTCAAATTTTATACCTGCCTCAAGTAGTAACGTAGTACGTCCATCATTTAAGACGTAGCAGTTACCACTTGAACCAGTTGCTATTGTTTCAATTAAAATGGCTCTTCTTCGCTTTCTTTTTCTGTTGCAGGTTCTTTTATTTCTTCAAAGTCAGATACATCAATAGGCTTATCATTTTCTAATTCTGTGTATTGTGCTTCTTCGAGAACTGGTTGTTCAAAGTCCAATTGTTCTTGATTTGCATTTTCTTCAACTTCTGCGTCCAACACTTCTTTGCGTTGACGTTGTTCGGATTCTTGTGCGTATTTGAAAAGATTGCTATCTGTTGATGTGTTGATATAACGTTTAGCAGCTCTATTGATAACTGTTTTTTTAGCCATTTCTTCTTTGAAATTATTATGTGTTTTAGAATTTTGTAATGCTTTTTCATCTTTAATCATTGATGACTGCATCCATGCTTGTTTAATTTGTTCAATAGTCATGACTTCAATATAGTTATCTCGTCCATCATTAAATACGATTGTGCAGTACGCACCGATAATGTTTTCTTTGTCGATGTTAAAGAAGTCTTGTTCGTGTTTAATCGCTTTGATACGTCCTGTTTCTCCCATTTCTTGCTTGAATGTATCGCCTTTATAAATCACTTGAGCAACAACATCTTGAGCACCTGCATCACGTTTTAACATCATTACATTACCGTGATAGCTACGTTGTAACTGCATTTTGTTGCCGTAAGGAATAAAGTAGCATTGATTTTTAGCTGGATTTAAACCTTGCGTTACCATGTCTAATAAGGCATTTGCTTTGCTTGTATCGTTACAACTCATTAATTTGTTATCTTGGCTGATTTGTAACCATGCTTGTTTCATGGCATTACTTGGTGAATAATCATTTGGCAATTCCAAATTGCCTTGTGACTCTAAAACTCTCACTTTGTTTAATACGTTGTCAGATACGTTCTTTTCTTGTACTAATTGTTGTTCAATAGTTTGTAATTTATTATTTTCAGTCATTTTATATAGTCTCCATTCTTAATTTTTTATCTTGTTCATTTACTATCAATTGAATTTGTTGTGATTCTGTTTTGATAAGCTCTGTTACTGATTCAGCATTATCAATAAATATTGGCGCTGTAACTTTAAAATGTTTTGACAGTGTATTGATGATATCTAAGCCAACATTAATTCTTGAGGCGTTATTTAAACCGCTGTCGTATTCGACGCCGTTAACCGTTGTGGAACATGTTTCTTCTAATTCGCCGTTAACTAAGGTATTGAATAACTTAAATTCAGCAATCTCAAATTCATTATTGATATTTTCAGTAAGCATTTTGACTTTTGTTGTTGTAAATTCTTTTAAGATATAAAGGTCATGTGAATACTTTTCTTTTTCATCCAATAATCTATCTTCTTCATTTCTTAATTCAGAAATAACATCATCTAGATGTTTATTTGATTTTTCGATTGATCTTGACACTTCAATTTCTGATTTTTCTTGAGTAAGTTCGCTTATTTTGTCATCTATTCCTGAAACGTTATCTTGAATAGTTTTCCTAATGTTCGAGCGTTTTTGATTAATCTCGTTTATCTCTAACATTACTGCTTTGTATTCGTCAGTTTGTGTAACGTCAACATGAGTCGTTTTCAACTTATTAATTTTGTTTTGTATTCTTGCTGAACGCTCTTCTGCTTCGTTGATTTTAATTTGTAGATTATTGTTGTCATCCTCTAACTTCTCGATGATTGGCTTTATTTTCTTGCCTTCTGAAATAATGTGATTGATAGATGTTTGTATTGTTTCTAATTCTTTCGATTTTTTTACATTGAATTTCTGTAAAGCTTTTTCTCTTGCCTCATTCACTTGTTCAGTTGGTAACTGTTGACCGCAACAGCTACATACATTGTCATCAAGATGTTCAAATTTTTGATTTTTAGATTTTTCTAAATCACTTTTTAGTCCTTTGTGATTTTCCAATAATTGATTACGTCTATTTTCTTCATGCGTAATTTGTTGTTTGTTTTGCTTTAATCTCGTTTTAAGGTTCGCAACCGTTCCATTTTCAACGTGTAACTCATTTGTTAAAGCATAAATTTTGTTCTCATTACTTGCGCTGTTATTGTCTTCTATGCGTTTCAATTCTGATTGTTTATCAGCTAATTGATTACGCAAATTAATTTCTTCCTTACCGTTTTGAATATCTATACGCTCATTTTCAAGTTGCTCAATTTCTTGTTTGATAATTGCGTATCTATCGTTATCGAATTCTGGTACATCCTGCTTATTTTGTTGTGTTTGATTAATACGTATCGGAATATCTTTGATGTCTTTGTTAATCTGCTTTATCTTGTCAGTAAGAATCTTTTTCTTTGTTTCAATTTCATGATCACCAAGAATATTATTTAATTTTTTAAAGTCGTTATTTGTTTTAATGACATCCTCATCATTAATTGGTTTTGCAATTTCAAATAACAAACTTCTTCGTTTCTTCCAATCGAGTAAATTAAATGCTTGGGGATTTGTAATCAACTTGAATACATCTTCATCAATTAGTTCATCAATACGAGCTTTATAATCCTTTACTTTTATTGATTCATCATTGATATATTGTTTCTTTGTTCTACTTCGTGAGTATTCCTTGCGATTCGTCTTTTGATTTATTGTGTATTTAGGATGTGACTCTTTTTTGAAAGTCGTTATTTTTCCGTCGATTTCAAATTCTGCGAAAACAGTCGGAATTAACTCATAATTTTCTTCGTTTTTTTCGTTTAAAGGTACAGGGTTAAATGATTTGGTTGATCCGTCCAAACCTTTATCGAAAAGCAGCCATTGTAATGCGGTTGCAGTCGTAGTCTTACCAGTCGCATTATTGCCGTATATTTTTGTGTCTTTACCGTCAAAGTTAAAGCTTTCTTCTTTGATTCCAGCAAAGTTTGATATTGTTAGCTTATTTATTTTTATATCCATCATCATGCTCCTTTTTTAATCTTTCGGTGACCTCTTAACACCTCGATAATTAAATTTTTTATTCGTTCGTGGCTGTCCGGATTGATTTCATGTATCTGTACAAGCTTATTGTTCGTTTTGTAACTGTCGTGATAGTGCAAGAAATTAATCGATAAGTATCCGTGATGATTACGTTCAATTTCCAATAATGCTCGTTGGTTTGACAAAGTATATTCGTCGAATAACGTCTTAAAAATATTCAATATATTTCTTTCTGTATCTCTCATGCTTATACCTACCATCTCATGACTAAGTTAATTAGCCTGTCTCTTTCGTCTGTGTTCTCTTCAATCCATTCATAAATAGATTGATTTAATATGTCTAATGCTGTGTATAGATCATTCTCATCTGTTATATTTATACCGTCGATAAATCTATCTTCTAAATCTAAGACATTCACTAGAATGCTGTAATCTTGTTTCTTAACTGCTAATTTAAAATCGAATCCGTCTACATTAATTACTTTTTGACATACATCGCCAATTTTGTAGTACATTGTTGACACTTCCTTTATTTCGTTTTATATTGAATATGCATTAATTTTCTAATTGTTTAGACTGTTACTCATTGCCGTGAGTAACAGTTTTTTTATTCTTCATAAAAGTATTCCTTATAAAATATGAATGTTGCGATACTTGCGAATCCCGCAATCGACCATGCAGTAGTGAAGTATAGAAACGGCATAAGTACAATTGCTAAGACTGTAAAGCACAGTACTGCTACTAGGTAGCTTTTATAAATGTTGCTCATTTTATTCTCTCCTTATATATTTCATTGAAATGCTCATCGACGAATTTATTCATCTTTCTTGCGTTAAATCTCCAGCGATTAAAATTCTCATCTGGGTAATGCACAATTCCTTGCGCTCTTAGTTCTTTTTCAAATCTAGGATGAAATAGTAATCTGTCCTTGATAGTCTCATCAGATGCAATTTTTAATTTCTTCTTTAAGTCACTCATGTTCCATACAGGGTCTAATGAATAACCAATTAGCTCATCATATTCATCTTTTGTGATAAGTACATGTGTTTCAGGTATTGGAACTGTTACGTTTAAAATATGTGGCATTTCTATCTTTCCTTTCGTGTATAATGTTGTTATCTCCTAGTGAAAGGAGGTGATATTGGTGTATATTGATCCTTTAAAAAATGTTCGTTTTTCTATTAATAACGTAATTAGTAATGTTGAAATTTCTAAAAGTATGGCAATTAAACAATCTTTAAAACCTAAGTACCAATTAGATATAATTAATAGAAACAACATAAATTTATTTTCTGACTTCAAAGTAGACTTTCATCTAAACAACTTAATTGAAATGAATTTTAATTTGCGTAATTCTTTTTCATCTCTAACATTTCAAAGAAATTTATTTTCTGAAGAAACGATAAAATCTTTTAAGGAACTCTATAGGTTTGATGATGAGATTGTACTTCAAGCACAACAGACCATTAGAGATTTTTATATCAATCCAACTGCTATCTCTACTTTGGCTGAAGCCATCAATTCGACCTATCCAATAAATGAGCAAAGTACCTACAAGAGACACGATGAATTTGTCAAACGTATCGAAAATGATTTTCCACATCCTTTCAAAAAGTTAATAAGATGGTCTAATGGCATTGCAGCAGGTGCTGACATTCAAATCTTTGTAACAAACTATATAAACGAGAACGATTTACATATTCAAAATTCATTGATAGTTGCTATAGTTTGTTTATTAAGTTTTTTATCGACCTATTGTTCACATTCTAAAAAGTAATAATAAGGCCTAATTTAGTTAACCTTCTTTAACAACTCTGCAACTGCTCGCAACAATTCAGGGTTGTTACTTCTTTCTAAACAGTAACTAGCATGCTTTAGTAATTTGAGTTTTAATTTATTTTTTTCTTTCGCGATTCTAAATTTTTGTAACATTTGTTATGCCTCCTTTGCATTTCCAAAAATTTAATCTAACTTAAATTCTTTTCCATCTATTAATCCATAAAAGTTATTTTTTAAATGCGGATGTCTTTCAAGCGTCATTTCAATAAAACGCGGGTCTATCATTAAGTCGTAGCCATCGTTGTATTGAATATTAACGGGTCGTCTATTACCGGCTTCGTCATAGTAGTAATAAATGACTTTTTTGTTTTGAGCTTGCATTGTTCGTTCCTCCTATTAAGATGTTTGTTTTTCTCCTAAAAACTTATTAACAAAGTATTGTTGTCCTTTGCCTGTTACTTTTGGCGTCTTACTAATTGATGTGTGACCGTCCGAATGTGTGATTGATGTTTCTTTAATTTCGAATAACTCACGTTCCATTGAATACTGTGTAGGCATGTTATAATCCACACCCTTGCGTTTAATAAGGAATCCGTTTTGACGTAACCACTCAAACAATCTGCGTTGCCCGATGTTTATACCGTTTTGTTTAATGATCTTTGCTAACTCTCCAACTAAAATTGATGTCTTAGTAGTAGCTACTGCATCTGCAAATACAATTTTTGGTTTATCACGTTCAATCTTTGTTTCTAATTGATTGATTGTGTTGTTAGCAATTTTTAAAGCACGTTGCATAATCATTTCTGGACTGTTCCATGCTTTCTCTACTTGGATGAAATACTCTCTAAAATCAAAACCTTTTTCTGTACCTGACATCATCGCAACATGTTTAGCTACATCAAGTGTTAAAGCATAATCTTCTAGTTGTCTTACAGCTCCGTTATTAACAACCGTACTTGTAAGTACACTTGTAAAATCCCTATTTTCTTTGAAATGCTTCAAGTTAATTTCTGCCCAAGCGCTAAAACGCTTTTTAACTTCCAAAGCTTTATATAACTCTCTTGCACTTATTGCGATTTCTCCATTTTCTTTTTCTTGTATGTTGAACATTTCGCCGATGTTCGATTTTGTTTTTAATGCTTGCATATTGTTTATGCTCCTTTCGTGTATAATGTTGTTATCAACCTAAGGAGGTGATAAGTATGGACATAATCGCGATTTGTATCGCAATTTTTAGTTTCTTACTGACTGCACTTAAATATTATTTAGACTATATGAAAGATTCTCTTAACATCGATGTTATACCTACCAGAAGCTTTAATTACTTGGTCGATGACAAATCAAGTTACAACGATATAACATTTATTAATTTCACAAAGTTTCCCATTTCTGTTATTGACGTTGAATTTGATATTAAAAATAAAGTAAATGAACAAAAAACGTTCAAACCTATACGATATAAAGATAAAAACTACTCCATTCCATTTACTTTAGGACCTTATGAAAGTGTAGAATGTACTTTTTTGCTCGAAGAATATCCAGTGATATGGGAATGGGATGTGACTATCAAAGTCACTACCAACAAAGGAATCTATATAAAGCCTGTTATCATAGAATCGCGGACAGAACACCGAGAATCAGAGCCACAAGTGACAGAGTTAACATCAGCAAATAAGGTAAGTGCTCTTTCCAACCCCAAGGATGGTTTTTTAAAGAAGTTTTTATATCATTTAAAA